CCGAATAATTTTCTTTATAATTAGTATAAAATGTCTACAGCGCAAGAAGTTGTTAAGACCGTCGCCTCCGAACTCGAAGTCCAATCCCTCAACGCGATTGTTGGTGGTTTCGCTTTCGCCGCTGCTCTCTCATGGATGGACCTTGTTCGATTCCTCGTCCAAGCGATTATCCGCGTGAAGAACAATGGTGGTGCCCACTACGCCTTGACTGCGCTACTCACCACCGTCCTTTCAATCGCGGTGTTCTTGGTTGTCCGCGCCGTCAACAAGGACATCAAGCGCCCAGCTCAATCAATCTACGCGGTTACTCGCTAGGTGGTGTTTTGGGTCTAGTTACATAAATAGCAAATATACCAAATATAACAATGATGGCTATCGCGAGATACACTTTGTATTTATGCCAATCCCATCTATCAACATCATCAAATTCTGGGATGCTGATTGGTGGTGGTAAAGAAACATCTCTCTTTACCTTTGATACAATCTTTTCTTTGGAACACTTCATTTTGAATTTTAAACTATAATTTGAGTTTCTAAAGTCATATGGAACAAGTTTTCCACCACTTGAATACAAGAATTCAAGTCTTAAATTTTGTAAAGTGCTTTGGACACCCGAATTAAAATCATATTCAACCAAATCATCCGAGTTTACAAATTTGGAGGATTCTCCTTGTTGTAAATGAATTTTACCTGTATAGTGTGGATTGTTGTAATAAATGTCCTTAGAATACACATCTGAACCACAAGTAAGTCTCAATAACAAGGCATTGGGTCCATTTAAGTTTATTGCACCAGATTGAATTGTATTTGCACTAGAAGAAACATCTGTGGCTGAGAATCCCAAAACTTCATGGGGTGTTGTTAATGGGGTATTTATATCTGAACCATTTGTTCCTGATTTAAATTTAAAAGTGAATGCAGAAGAACCAGTAAATGTAAGAGAATCTGTATTACTATTGTAAATTACATTTGACACGGGGGTTGCAGATAATGCAGATTTGAGATCAGAAGCTAGGGTAGTTCCATCTGTATAATTCTTTTCAGTGAGAGTGATTGTATTTCCATTGACATCAAATTGTTTATTTGTTTCACAAATAGTTAATTGAGGTGTGGGTATGTTTCCTGAGATTAAAGTAATTTTGGAAACATCATATATTTCATTTTCCAAATATATTTCCAAATTTGATACATCTGGAAATAGATTTGTATTTCTATCACCACTATCTATGTCTAAGATGTAGTCACCCATTAAAATTTAGGGATATAATTTTAATGACTGATTTAATGTAATAGTTATATTTTTGAAATTACTTGTAAAGTGTGTGGGCAAGTGGGTTATCGGCCAATTGTCTTTGAGCAATTCCAAGGTCAAGGCGATGATTCTTGTTACCCTTGTATGGGTTGAGTTCTTGGTATCTTGGTTTGACATAGTTTTGTGTCCAACCCCCACTGACACCCCCAGTTCTACCATCCATGCGAGTATTATCAGCACGCACAGCTGTAACCATACCATATGCTTGGAGTGGATTGCCACGGACATTCATACGACCAGAGTTGGGTTTACGGTATTCAGAATTGGCACGGCGCTCACTGAGGCGTAGGCCGTATTGAGCAAGCTCTGCTGGTGTTCTGACTTTGTTACCCGCGGCTTCAACAAGTGTGGAGTTTTCATAAGCACCGTAGAAGCTTGCGATACCTGGTTGAATATTATCCATGTATTTGTATTGACCATCGGCAACATCTGATTTGTTACGGGTTGGACCTTGGGCAACTGTACCATGGGGGACCATGCGCTTAGCTGAAGCAAACTCCAAACCATCTGTTCTTGTCCCAGTTTGGGAGCGATTTGTTGATCTTTTTGTTTTTTCGTATTCTTGTCGGACAGCAACACCATTCAAAGAACCACCTTGGCCTTGGCCCCGCCCAAAAACTGGTGGGCGGCGTTCTGGAAGGAAAGCAGTTCGCTCTGGTTTGTTGTGACCTATTTCAGATTTGAGTTGGCCACGACCCCCTGATACATCGTGACCGTGTCCAGCTCTACCTGGGAGGGTGGTGAGACGATAGGCACCGACATTTTCTGGGAGGGCTCGAAACATTTGCTGAAAGCCCCCAACAGCTGGAACGGAGGCATCAACACCCAAACCTGGACCAACCTTTTGTTGTGGAACGGGAGAAAGATTATTATGAACCTGTAAATCACTGACAAAACGGTCCTTCATATCTAAAACCTCGCCACCACTACTTTTTTCTTGTTTGGCAATGTCTGCGAAAACTGGCATTTGTTCGCCACTTGAGAGATCTCTTTCTTCGCTGTTTATCATGAAATCGGTGTTCAAATTAGCTTCATTTTCAGGTCGTGAATAATCTGTGGATGGATTATTTTGAACCAAAGAAACAGGTGTTCCTGTAACAATTGGTTGGTTATTCACGGGCTGTTCAGATAATTTTTTTCCGGTGTACACCAAACCCATTAAAGCTAAAATGGAGACGGGATCAGCCATTTATTAGTTATTGATATTTTTATTATATCGCATATCAAACAAATCATTCTGGAGTTCCGCTCGTGAGCTTCGGGGTTCATATAAACTGGGGAGAGGAGGAGTTGGCATTGAGTTGTCAATTGGGAAAATTTGTTTTTCGTAATTATTTGTAACAATTTTACCGAAACGGGTAGTAGATTGTGGTCGAAGTTCATCGCTCACATCAATGTGGGCCGCTGGAGAACCTTTACCCGCCATAAAAGGGGCTGTTCCATATAACATTGTGTTTGGTCTGGAGGTGTAATCACCGTAATTTTTACTAGTTGATTCTGGGTAAGTGAAAACTGTTTCGGTGGCACCCCGTGGTGGGACAGCATTGTCTTCAAGACGTTGCATATCAGGTTGCAACTGAAATGACATTATTACTATTTACTAAGATTTAATTACGCTTATTGGAAGCCCAATCAAGACCCCTGAGCTGATTAAGTTGGGCACCCCTAGCATCTGGGCTGCAGACTGAACCATCACTTTTACATGTGGCACCAAATTTGGGACCATACAACCACTCGGCAAAACCGGTTTGATCACCTGGGATTGTTGTCACGGGGGAGGGAACAAATTGTCTTGCCGCGGCAGCTCTCTGCTGAGATGGAAGTGGGGATCTTGAACGACCAGCGTCAAAGGGCAAAGTGTCATCCAAAGCCTGTTTTATCATGGGGGCGACAGTTTCCGCGTAACACGCTGGGGGGCGGTTAGGGTTAGCATAGTCAGACAACAACACATTACCCATGGGATTGTCATATGTGGGAGATTGACAATTACCACGGGCTTGGTCATCTGAACTCGCTGGTCTATACATGTTTTCTTTTATCATTTTGGATTTGTACATTATATAGAGGATTGAAAGCATCATAATTCCCAATACAAAAATTCTAATGTCTCGTCTAAGTAAATAAATGAGGCATACCGCATACACAATAAAACGGGAAGTGGCATTCACTCGTTGTTCTGATGTCTGAGAGGCGGTAGGCCAAAAACTGAGAACTCTATTAACATCAAAAAATATGGATGGATTATCAAACCAAGTTTGTTCTTGGGGTGGAACCTCCATTTATTATATTATAGTGATTTATTTTTTCATCATTCCACCAAACAAACTTCCCATACTTTTCATCATTTGTTCCAAGGTTTGTGGGTCAATTTCGTTCATCATTTTCTTGATGTCATCTCCGTTGACTTGGTTCATCATTTGTGAAATATCACCAGTGTCTAGGCCACCCAACATATTTGTAACATCTGGGCTGTTCATCATTTTAGACACATCATTAGCCTGTAAATTTTTTATAGCGTCCATCATATCACCAGCCTGGTTTCCTGTACTGGTGCAAATTTGAACTGCCATTTGGTGTAGATACAAAAGATATTCCCAAACCGATTTCTTAGTTCCTGGGCTCGCACTACTCCAAAGAGAGTCAATTTTAATATGCTTCAACACCTCAACCTTTGAAATGTCTTCGAGAATAAAGCTTTCGTCTTTGTTTTTAATCTTTTCGATATAAGGCGAAAGTCCTGCAAAATACAACTCCACAAGCTTGCGGGGGTTTGTATCGCGGAGAAGTTCAAAACTAGTTTCGAATTGCTTAAGACCTGCAACCTTACCTGGAAAGGCAAGTTTAAGCTTTTCGATGAACTCTTCCATCACAAGAATAAAACCATTGACAGAGACGGAAGCCATTTTTTATATATATACATTACTCAAAATCTTTAAGTCTAGAATGGCTCTGTAGAAATCATTTCACGCTGTGATATACCTTGATCTATAATAAAGTATACCATAGCAGCATTAAGAACAGCTGGCTTAAGATAAGCATTTAGTTCTTTTTTGGGTTCATTATTAAGTTGTTCCTTGATGTAGAGGTAGGCAACTGTCATACCCGCGGCAACCATAGCGGCGCCCATTGGGTCTCGGAGTGTCTCACTCAATTCCATTTATATATATTGGGTTTTTTTTGTGCGAGCGTCGGGGGCATCATCGAAGAAACTATCATCTTCTTCTGGAGTATCTGTTGTAGGAATTGTCTTAACACCAACTTCGGTTTCAAGTGGAACATTTGAGGGGTCTTCTTCATTCTCATTCTCATATTCTTGAACTTGCTCATCGACTTCTTCTTGTACTGGAGCACCACTTGGATACTCATCAAGTGGGGGTTGACTTGGAATACTGTCGTCAATAGTTTCTTCTTTGTGTTCTGGGTTTTCTTCGGTGTTATAAGATTGTTCCAAATCATCGTCATCCACTGGTTCGCTTTCCTCAACATCCAATTCATTTCCACCACTTTCTTGGGTTGTCATGTAAGTCGCAAGAATCTCTTGAACTGGAATACTTTGTTTAATTGTATCCAAAATAACTTTTCTGAAACGCTGTTCCAATTGCTTGTTTCTCTCATATTCAGATTGAGTTGTTGTAAATACATATGGGTCATCATACAAATCTTTAGCAGCATTGTTATAAACAGTCTGAATAAACACATCGTTTGTTGGAAGTTTTAGGGACAATTTTCGGTTACCCGCTTGTATCCGAACAGCAGACAAAATCTTAACATTACTCACCAAAACAGCAGCCAAAAGCTCACCGAATGAAGAATAAGTTCCTTCAATTTCAGATGACCTAGTACGAGACATTGTATTAGACCAACTTGGAACTTCCTTCAACAAAGTTTGGAACATCTGAAGAACCTTTCGTCCTTTAGACATTCTTTGGGATTCCATAAACATCTCATGAAACACTTTTATCATAGGTTCTAACATGACAGTGACCATTATGTTCTGGTATTCATCTTTAGCTTCTACCAATACACTGAGGTTCTGATCCATTTATCATAAAAGTGTGTTTTTTTTGGGGGGTCATTACGCACTTATCATCGTTTATATTTAGCTGCGGCCTTTTTCAGGTTCATTAGGGTTGGCATTTCATATTCATCATCATCTTGTTCTGTATTTTCCTTCTCGGGGGACTTGTATTTTTTTGACCTCTTCTGAATATTCCAAGCAACATACATACTGTATGTATCAACTATACGAGTTTCAAACCCACCGTTGTGAAATTGACGACAAAGATAATGTGCTGCAACTTGTCTATCAAATGTTGGATATCCAAAAACAGTACTTGGAACAGTTAATATAGTACATTTATATCCCATTTCAGTACTTAATTTTATCTTCCTACAAAATTGTTCGTAAATCTTCTGATAAATCTCTTTACGAATTCTTTTTCTGTCGTAATCAACTTTCTGAACATCGTTTACTCGCAACATTTCATTGTTACTTACATGTTAAGCATTTTATTGTTTTCGTTCTCCCACGCGACTTCATCAAAATATCCACGGGTCAGGGCAGTCTTTTGTTTAATTGTTTCATATTTTGTGAAATCCCTAGCTGTACCATCTGTTGTGTATGCGGAGACATCACTTGGTGCATCTATACCAAGTGGTTGTGTTCTGGCACCCAATATCTGAGCTGTGTTATAATCAGCATCAACAGTCACAGCAAAACCATATGCATATCCCTTATTACGAACACACATGAACATCACACGAACAATTTTTTTCATGGGACCTTGGTATTGCCTGATGTCACTTGTTTCTATTATGTAACAGCAGTCATCAACTTTTTCTTGAATGTACTTGTTAGCATTCAAAATTATCTCTTGGAGGTGGTGTGGACCAACTTTCACGGGGACTTCCTCCATCCCAGAAGTTTCAGAGAGTTTGTCGTTTATCAACAAATATTCAGCTTCTTTTTTGTGACCTGAAAAACCAAATTGTTCAACAAATCCCTCCCTCTGGGTCATGAGAATCAGGGCTGTCAATACCAGTAAAATAAGAATAAATTTATTCATTTATTATTATGCGTTATTTTTTTTTACAAAAATAAAATGAACTAATACAAGAGATGTCTTGTGTACTTGTATTCAGCCCCAAGTGTAACCACTGTAACGATTTACTCGCGTACCTTAAAAAACATCCTCAGTTCGAAGGACTTGTAAAATATCACAATGTGAGTACACATGGTTTACCACAAAGTTTACAGGGGCATGTTAAATCAGTCCCAACGATGCTTACAAAAAACGGTAAAATATTGACAGGAAAGGAAATTCAAAATTGGCTTCAATCCCTACTCCCAAACAAAGAACTTGTGTGCCATAATTTTCGTGGAGGATTTGGAAACTTTTCATCAATTGATGGGGAGGATGACTCAGAAATAGGATTTGATTTAGATAACTATGGACAGTCTCTCCAGCCCGCCATGACACCAGAACTTGAGGCTCGTATATCAAAGGATGTTAAGGATGCATATTCAAATGCTGACCCATCAAAACAATTAAAGATTTAAAGACAATTTTTAATTAGATGAAGCTTACTACTATTCAAGCTTCTGCAATAAAATCTTGTTTTGAAGTTCTATCAGGTATACTCAATGATGTAAATATTTATTTTAAACCAGACGGTGTATATATTACAACATTGGATACCGCAAGAACATCCCTTATTGATCTAAGACTTGCAGCTGAAAATTTTGAAGAATATGAATGCGAAGAACCAATTGTGGCAGGGGTTAATATTTCAAACACTTTTAAACTACTCAAATCAATTACAAATAATGATATACTTAAACTTTCCATCACTTCTAAGGAATTTATGAATATTGAAATTGTAAGTGACAATAAAAAAACAAAAACAAAATTTGAACTCAAACTTTTGGATATTAATGAAAACATTTATGAAGTTCCAGAAATTCCAATGACTGTAACAACATCAGTCTCTTCCGTTGATTTTCAAAGAATATGTAGGGACATGAGTAACATTGGCACAGACATATTTATAAAAAGAGTTGGAAATACAATATCCCTAGGGTGCTCTGGTGATTTCGCCAATCAAGAAACATCCATTGAATGCCTTGAAACAATTGACAAAGAGTTGATTGGAGAATATTCACTGCGATATTTGAACATTTTTACGAAAGCAACAAGCATGTGTGCCATGGTGCAGCTCATGCAAGAGGAAGAAAATAGGTTTTTAGTTCTTAAATATAGTATTGCAAATCTAGGAGAAATAAGATTCTACTTGGCAACTAAAACCAAAGACTGATTAGTTTTAAAAGCCCTAGTGTTTCCAAAAACATCTGTAATAACNAAATAAGGATATTCCTTGCNCATTGTGTGTTCATCATAAGTAAACATATCCCGGATAAGAATTTCTTCACCGTAAAAGTTACTCTTAGGACCGGCATACCTTATAATTTTATCAGTGACATCGCGTGTGGTCATACATTCGTCATTTATGAGTTTAGCACTCACAATTGGAAAATTAATACTGTCGGATGAATCCCTAGGAGGCCAAGAACAGTGTATACCCCGAGAAACATGTTTATAGACGCGATTATTGTAATAATATTTTGTAGTAACCACACAATTATTTACATTTTCTGGGATTGGTTCTTCTGAAATATTTTTATTGGTAATGTCAACATAATGAGATGTATTATAATGAGACCAATGTTTTGATTCATCATACCAAAAATCACTTGAAATAATATAATCCTCGTGGGGGTCTATTTCATATGTGAAAGAACGATATATAATCTCGTAATTTTTGTGACCAAAAAGCCGACTATACAATTTATAGGCTTTCAAGATAATAGGGGTTAAAAGTTTAATCAACATTATATATAATGGAAGGTAATTTTTTAAGTAGATACAATAATAGAATCGAAGAAATTGAAAAAAAAATTCTCACTGATCCCTTAAATAAGACATCTTATGAATCAGAAATGGCTGACTACATAATAAACTGTATGCCTTATATGTCCAGACATGCTGAAGAACAAGATGAAACTGTGTCTAGAGACAATGTTTTCAATTGTAAAGAAAAAAAGGGACTTGAGAGAAAAGATATTTACTTAGACTATCTCGCAGATGTTGAAAATATGAATATTCAAAGAACACAAACAAAGAAAATACAACAATGTGAAGAATGTAAAACTGGAAATTTATTATGTTTTTCCGAAACGACAGATGTGGTATGCGGTGATTGTGGATGCGTTGTAGACACACTATTAAGTGAAGAGTTAACATATAGAGAAGAACAAGAGTCAACAGAAAAAATAATTAATTACTCATACAAAAGGGAAAATCATTTTAATGAATGGTTGTCACAATTCCAAGCACAAGAAATGACAAATATACCACCAGATGTTATTGACAATTTGAGAATAGAACTCAAAAAATTAAAAATTAAAAAATTAGAAGATATTACACATGCTAAAATAAGGGGCCTTCTAAAAAAATTAAAATTAAATAAATATTATGAACATGTTCCATATATAACAAATATTCTCAATGGTATAAATGCTCCCAAGATGCCACAAGAATTAGAAGAAAGACTGAGAATAATGTTCAAAGACATACAAACACCATTTGAAAAACATTGCCCATCCGAAAGAAAGAATTTCCTTTCGTACTCTTATGTTTTGTATAAATTTTGTGAACTCCTAGGGGAAGATGAATACCTACAATATTTCCCCCTCTTGAAAAGTAAAGAGAAACTCTATAATCAAGACGTGTTGTTTAAAAAAATATGTGAAGAATTGAGATGGGAGTTCATTCCAACAATTTAAAGAATAGTGAACATTATATTATAATGAATAAATATTTGTATGTGTTACGAGCTTCATGGTATCACTTTAGAAGAGGCTTTGAAACATTGTATGAAGGTTTCAAAGACCCAGAAAAATTTAAAAAGGAAGACAGAGAACAAACAATGTTATTAGCCAAAATATTCCCAGTCGTGGTTTATCTCACAATGAATCACAAACCATATGGGTGAGTATGAACCCATACATTACAAATCCATTTCTCACCCTTTTTTACTGGCATACCACCATGTAAAGCTTTGGATGTAACAAACCCATAATTGTCTAAATTATTGAATCTCAAAACATCACCCGCACCTAGTTTATATTTAGTTCCAAGATTTGGAAATTGTGTTTCACCTCCCTCATAACCATCATTCAATGCTATGAGGAAAGTGTATTTTCTATCATTTTCAAATGATTTGTCGGCGTCATTGTGGGGACTATAAAATCCACCCGGTTTGTACCTCACAACCTGAAGACTTTCACAATTCTTAAGGGGTCTATTACAATTTTTCAAACAACGACGCATAACACGCTCAACAACTGAATCATCCTTGGGATTTAAAAACGCAGTCTCGCTTACCCTAACTTTATTATCAACTCTTTGTTTTTCATCTTCACCCACTGTTGATGTATTCAATTTAGAACGAGCCTTTTCAATTATATGTCGTCTTTCCTCATCTGTAATCAAATCATGGTACACTTTGGGTTTTCTGTATGTGGGAATCAACATGTAAATAAAAATTATTAACACAATCACTAAAAATATAGATCGCATTTTAATATTACAAAATATTATTTTCTAATAGACCAGTCCTCTGTGAAATAGGGAACAATACAATTGTATCTCTTACTAACATTATACAACTCCTTAGATGTATAACCAACTAACTTAGACAGTAATTCGTAAATATCATCGAATTTATCTTTCTCAATGACAAACTGTCTTAGTAAATCACCGGTCGTATCTATAAACATTCTCAAAACATTGTGAATATCTCTCTTCTTTTCACGGGATTTTTCTCTTCGTTGGATTTTCTTTTTATAATCAGACTCTGATAGTTCACCCATCATATAAGAAATCCTCAAGTCCCTATTATTCTCTTCTTCTAAATGATAGTAATATCTAAGTTCTATTCTTTCAATGTGAATTATTGTTCTATGAATTGTTATAATTCTTTTTTGTGGGAAATTTAATGTTTGTCTCTCAATTAAGTAACGATGAGAAATTCCCAAAGCACCACATATTTCATATACATCTGGAACCCCCCCACATGGTATATCACCGTGTTCTCTTCCACTAATCCCAGTTTTCATCCTAAATTCATAATAGTGAGGGTTATGTATTCTGCCCGTATCAATTCTAAGGGTTTGCCAATCAAAAGCTGTATGGCATGAGGGACACCACATCTGACGACACCCCTCTATAAATGTAATCATCGTTCCACAAGAGGGACAGCCTTTTGTATCCTTCTTCAAAAGTTCCATAGTTTCTACAGCTTGGGGATCACACTCGTGGTTTTCTTCCTTTTTCTCGTTACACTTGTTACAAATAGTTGAATCACAAACACCACATTTCCATTTTGTGCTTAAAAATCCACGACATTCATTCATGGGGCATTTTCGAATAAATTTCCTGCGTTCGCCGTCTTCTTCTAAAGGGACGCTTGTGTTCCTAATAATATTTACATTATCCATGAGAATGGCACGCTTTTGATACAAGGTACTTATTTCCTTTGTCATGTCATTTATTTTAGATTCCAAACCACGAGCTTTTATTTCCCTAGAAACATATTCTTGGGTTGTGGGCATTAATATTTTTTCTCTTTCCAATAAAATCTTTTCGCGGTGCTTTCTATATGGACCATTACAAAAAGTTTTTGTACAATGTTCAGTTAAAAATTCGCGATTCCACAAATTTTTACAATTCATACAATGAGCATCTTGCATGGTAGATGTTAAATACGATTGAACACAACTTCGACAACATGAATAATCACAGTATGGACATGATATCTTTTTATGATTATTTAAATTGTATTTATCACAACATACCGAACAGTCCATTTAAAAAATCATGGACTCTTGGCTTTAAACTTATCTCTCACCCAATCACGGTCTTCTTTAAAAATTTTTGAGATTTTAGGATTTTTATATTTATGTAAAATCATCAATACATTTAATTTACGAAAAAGACCCAACCATGGTTCACCACTCCTAATAACACGCATTAATGCCCTGTGTCTAGCTAAAGGAGATTTGTCAATAACACCCTTGTATCCGTGGTCAGATAGAAGAGTGTTATTTCCCAATGGAATTATAACCTTGGACTTNTTCATTAATTTAAACATATATTTTATTTAATCTTGGGAACGAGTTTTTCTTCTAGAACCTCTTCCAGCCCCGGCAGCTCTTCTAGCAACACCCACGGCTTCTCCACCCATTTCACTATTTGGTTTATTTTGAACTTTACCAGCCATGTTAATTCCTAATCTCTTTTTTTGTCTCTCTATTCGGGCTTTCTTTTTTCGTTCAAGTTCTTGCTTTTTTCTTTCAAAATCTTTCTCGGCTTCTTCAGCTCTTCTTCGTCTTTCTTGGAGGTTTTTATTAATTCTCATTTTTTTAACACTATTTGAAACTTTCTTGGCCGCAGCCGCTGTAGCCATGGCGGCACCAACCTTTTTGACACCACCGGAAACACTTTTATCTTTACGGTTCTTTTCTATAACCCGATTGGTAATACCCTTAACAACTTTAGAAACTTCTTCTTTGTTTTTTTCTTCTTTAGCCTTTTGTCTTAATTTCCTTATAAAGTTAGTAGATTTCTTCGCAGAGTTGATAGTCTTTTCAATTAAACCCTTTCTCTCTGGAGCTTTGTTTTGTTTTTTGGGTGCCATCGCCCCACCCAACGCCTTTGAAATCACATTTGGTGATTTATTGTTTGACTTTGGTAAAAATTTCTTTGGTGTCATTGCCTCGCCAACTCCTTCTAGCATTTGTTTTTTAATTTTTTGCAAGTATTGCATTTCTTCTTTGGTGCCTCCCTTATTTGGATGAACTTCCCTAGCCACCAATCTAAAAATACTTTCTGGTTTTTTACCCCCATTTAAGTATTTTTGGACCTTTTTATTTATTTTAATCATGAATGGTTTTGCATTTTTATTTGTGGAGAAAGTGAATTTCTTTGAAAGGTTAGATGTCTTCACACCGTTGTTTCCGGTTGAAAAAGCAACGGGTGTTTTACCAGTGTTAATCTTACTGTTTGGTACACTATTTATTTTTGGTGTCTCCATAACTCCTTGGGTGGCAACAGCTTGAGAAGAATTTCTAACTGCGAGGGCAGTGCTACTACCTGGTTTTGATGGTAATTGTTTAGGGAGTTTTTTACCCGCTGATAAAGCAAGACCAGCAGTCATGGCCTTGCCTATGCGACCCCAACGACTTTTACTTCCTCCGTTAATTTGTGTTTGAACATTTTCGGGAACAATGTTAGATAAGGGTATTTGTTCTGGTAAAG